CAGGATCAAATTTAGTAGATTATATAGTAGTTGCTGGTGCCGGAGCAGGTGGAGGATCACACGGTGGTGGCGGTGGAGCAGGTGGATTAAGAACATTTATGCCAGCCTCAACACCTATGGCAGCTCCAGCAGCATTACCCGTATCCGTTCAAGGTTATCCAATTACAATTGGTGGAGGAGGGCCTGCTGGCACTGGAAGTGGCGCTCCCAAAACAGGTGCCAATTCAGTTTTTTCAAGTATAACATCCGCAGGTGGTGGCGGTGGAGGTCAATATGGTGGTGGCTCAGCTGCTGGTGGATCTGGTGGTGGCGGCGGCGGTGACGGCGGCGGTGGTAGTTCAGGAAACACACCTCCCGTTAGTCCAAGTCAAGGATCAAACGGAGGCGGCGGCAGTAGTCCAAATATAACTGGCGGAGGCGGCGGTGGCGCAACTGCAACAGGCGGTGGAGCTGGTGGTTCCGGAGGAGCTGGCGGCGCAGGTGGTTATATTCCTGATGCTATGATAGGGCCAACAGCCCCAAGTTATGGTACACCAGGACCAACAGGTTCAGTAAGATATTTTGCTGGCGGCGGTGGCGGCGGCGGTTATAATGGAAAAGGATCTCCAGGAGGACCAGGTGGTGCTGGTGGTGGAGGTACAGGACCTAATGTATATGGTGGTGCGGGAGATCCTGGCACAGTTAATACCGGTGGTGGCGGTGGTGGCGGAAATTGTGGTAATGCCCCAGGAGGACCAGGTGGAGCTGGTGGATCTGGAGTAGTATTGATAAGATATAAATGGCAAAATTAGGATAAGAATATAAAATTATGGCACACTTCGCAAAAATATCAGATACATCTCAAGTTCTCTCAGTTCATGTAGTTAATAATAATGATATACTGAACGCGGAGGGAGTTGAAGATGAATCAATAGGTCAAGCATATTTAGAAAAGCACAGCAACTGGCCTGCAGACAAATGGATTCAAACATCTTATAATACATATGCTGGTGTTCATAAATTAGGTGGAACACCTTTAAGAGGAAACTATGCGGGTATAGGTGATACTTGGGATGCAGTTAACAATATATTTTATAATTCAAAACCTTATGCAAGTTGGGTTTTAAATACGACAACAGCTACTTGGCATTCACCTATTGGTGATGCTCCTACATTAACAGCAGAACAAATATCTCAAAATGCGGCTATTACTAATTTCTGGCAATATTCTTGGAATGAAGAAGGACAGTCTTGGGACCTAGTAGATAAACTAGCATAATTAATATTGACATTATAATACCATCCTTTATAAAAGGAATTGGTATGCAAAAGAAAGTACTATCAGAAATAGGATTATATAATGGGTTTGTTGATATGCCTAAAGGTTTTGAAATAGACTTAAATAAACTTAACGAAGACACTTTACAATTACAAATTAATAATAAAGAATTTCCTTTTTCAAAAGAGTGGGATAAACTTAATACTTATTTACGAGAACATGTTCATGTAAAATATAATTTTCAATTAATAAATAAAACCTCATGGGGAAATGTTTATAAATCTAAAGAAACCTCTTCTCCTTTTATTAATGTAGATCCAGTCGACCTTAGAAATTCTCCTGATTATACGTTGCTATATGGTGTAAATGTAAAAGATTGCATTGTTAGAATATATTATGATGATAATAGAAGAAAAGGAAGACATTGGGATATGCCTTTAAAAAATAATCAATTTATTATGTTTCCTGCTACGCAAATGTATTGTATTGCCAATTATCAAGAAGATTCTGTTAATTCTATTTTAACCATTACCTATGAATCTAAGTAATTATTTTTGGTATTTTAATTCTGTATTAACTCCTAGATTTTGTGATGAAGTTATTAAATATGCTTTATCAAAAGAAGAAACAATGGCTCTTACGGGGGGTGCTGGCAGAGAAAGAAATTTAAACAAGCAGCCTTTAAAAAAAGAAGAAGTTAAAGATATACAGAAAAAAAGAAAATCGGACTTAGTTTGGTTGAATGATAAATGGATTTATAAAGAAATACAACCTTATGTTCATGAAGCAAACAAAGAAGCAGGTTGGAATTTTCAATGGGATTGGTCAGAGTCTTGTCAATTTACAAAGTATAAACTTAACCAATATTACGATTGGCATTGTGATAGTTGGGATAAAGTCTATAAAAGCAATGGTCCAGATAATGGTAAGATAAGAAAATTATCTATGACTTGTCAATTAACAGATGGTTCAGAATATAAAGGTGGAGAACTAGAATTTGATTTTAGAAACTATGATCCTCATATGAGAGATGAAAGTAAACATATAAGAAGCGTACCGGAAATATTACCTAAAGGTTCTATTATAGTATTTCCTTCACACTTATGGCATAGAGTTAAACCAGTAACGAAAGGAACAAGATATTCACTTGTCGTATGGCATTTAGGATATCCATTTAAATAATGCAAAAACACGAATATTTTAAAACACCTATATGGACTGAAGAAAGACCAGAGTTTGTTAAATCATTAAACAAAGCTTCCGATAAATATATTAAAGAAGCTAGAAAAAAAGATAAAAAAATAATTAAACAATTTGGAGATTTTGGAACAAGTCATCATTCTACGCCTTTAACATTGGATAATGATTTTATGGATTTAAGAAATTACATTGGTCAAAAGTCTTGGGAATTTTTAGATTATCATGGCTATGATATGAAACAATACACAACCATGTTTTCTGAAATGTGGGTACAAGAATTTTCTAAAAAAGGAGGAGGTCATCATTCAGCACACCTTCATTGGAATCAACACGTCTCAGGTTTTTACTTTTTAAAATGTTCGGAAAAAACTTCTTACCCTATTTTTCATGAACCCAGACCTGGTGCAAGAATTACTAAACTAAGACTGAAGCCAAATTTAAAAGGTATATTTGATGGCACAGAACAAATTCATTACAGACCTCAGCCTGGCACTTTAATTATTTTTCCAGGATATGTAGAACATGAATATGCGGTTGATCATGGTAAAGAACCATTTAGATTTATTCATTGGAATATACAAGCTGTACCAAAAGAGATGGCTAAAGATGTTTAAATTTTTTAACAACGTTGGTATAATTGAAAAAACTCTTTCTAAAGATGTTATAAAAAAATTAAAAACTTGTATTAAAACAACTGAGAAAAGAAAAAATAGCACACAAGTAGCAAATAATAGTAATTCTTTTTTAATAACAGATAAAAAAGATTGGTTTTTTAACACAGTTTTAAATCCTACAATTAAAGAATATACAGATCGGTACACTTTGGCTGCCACTGTGCCCTCGGTAGTTATTGAAAAGGAAGTACCTTATATTTTAAATCGTTTTTGGGTTAACTATCAAAAAAAATATGAATTTAATCCTGTGCATAATCATACTGGAGTTTTTTCTTTTGTGATTTGGTTAAAAATTCCTTCTAGTCATAAAAAAGAATGTGAGCTACCTTTTATAAAACATGCAATTCTTAAACACCCTAATACTTTTCAAATGCTTTTTGTAAATTCTTTAGGAGATATTTCTCAATTAAATTATGATTTAGAACCTGAAGATGAAGGAAAAATGTTATTTTTTTCTTCAAAATATCATCATTGTGTATATCCTTTTTATTTATCAGATGAAGAAAGAATTAGTGTGTCTGGAAATATTGGTTTAGATTTAAAGAGGGGTATATAATTATTGACTTTTAAAAAAAATAAATATTGTATTATCCGTCAAGCAATATCAAAAGACTTAGCAGCTTTTGTTGCTAATTATTTTTTAATGAAAAAACAAGTGTTAGATACTTGTAAACAAGCCAAATATTTTTCACCTTTTGAAACTATATTAGGAACTTATGATGATGACCAAATACCTAATACTTATTCTTGTTACTCGGATATTGCTATGGAAACTTTGTTACTTAAATGTCAACCACAAATGGAGAAAGCAACAGGTCTTAAACTATATCCAGCTTATACTTATGGAAGAATCTATAAAAAAGGTGACGAACTTAAAAGACACAAAGATAGATTTAGTTGTGAGATATCAACTACTATGAATCTTGGTGGTGATGAGTGGCCAATATATTTAGAGCCATCTGGAGAAGTAGATAAAAAAGGAATTAAAGTAGATCTTAAACAAGGAGACATGCTGGTTTATTCTGGCTGTGAGCTAGAGCATTGGAGAAAAAAATTTAAAGGAAAAGAATGTATTCAAGTATTTTTACATTATAATAACCGTAAGACAATGGGAAGCAAAGATAATATGTTTGATAAGCGTCTACATTTAGGTCTTCCATCTTGGTTTAAACGATGATATAATTCTTAGATGGGGACAGTAGATCCACCACATACCCTACTGTCTCCTTTTAAGGATTATATATGCTACAAAAAATTGGATTTTTACCTGGATTTAATAAACAAGTAACACCTACAGGAGCAGAAGCTCAATGGCAAGAAGGTGAAAATGTTCGTTTTAGATATGGTACTCCTGAAAAAATAGGAGGCTGGTCTCAATTAGGAGATAAATCTTTAACTGGTCCTACTCGAGCCCTTCATCAAATGGTTAATAAATTAGGTATTAAATATTCTATTTTAGGAACCAATAGAATTCTATATGTTTATTCTGGAGGAGTTTATTATGATATTCATCCTTTAGTTAATCCATCAGGTACAGCAATTACCAGCGCCTTTTCTACCACTAACGGTGACACAACGGTTACACTAACTTTTAGTTCTGCCCATAATTTTGTAGCAGGTGATATAATTTTATTTGGAGATAGTTCTACTTTTACTTCAATTACTAATTCTGTTTTTGATGCTACTACTTTTTGTGACAAAAAATTTATGGTGCTATCAGCACCCACTACTACTACTCTTACTATTAATGCAGGAGCAACTGAAACTGCTTCGGGAGCCACAACTTCTGGAGGCATAACTTATTATAGATATTACCACGTAGGTCCAGCTGAGCAGGTTGGAGTTTATGGTTGGGGTATATCTCAGTTTGGTGGTACGGTAACAAACCCACAAACTAATACTTTAGATGGTGCTTTAGGAGATAATGTTTATGGAACAGGTGGATCAGGAACCAGTATTGTTTTAGATTCTATTACAGGATTTCCAACTACAGGCACAAACTATATTCAAGTAGGCACAGAAGAAATTTCTTACACAGGAGTTTCAGGAACCACAACTTTAACAGGGATCACTAGAGCAGTTAGAGGAACTACTAGAGCGGCTCACTCAGACGGAGCAACGGTAACTAATACCAGTGACTATGCTGCGTGGGGTCAAGCTGCAACGACAACGGATAAAGTTGCAGAACCAGGACTTTGGTCATTAGATAATTTAGGAGGTACACTAGTTGCTTTAATTTGTAATGGAGCAGTCTTTGAATGGAACGCTGACGCAACTAATGCAACTTCAACCAGAGCTACTATTATAACAGGAGCACCAACAGCATCTAGAGATATGTTAGTATCCACTCCCGATCGTCACTTAATTTTATTTGGAACAGAAACAACTATTGGAGATACTGACACACAAGATGATATGTTTATAAGATTTTCTTCTCAAGAAGATATAAATACCTGGGCACCAACAGCAACCAATAGTGCTGGTACACAAAGACTGGCCGCCGGATCACGGATCATGGGAGC